TCAGTCACACAATGGCCGTGTTATGGGTACTTGCAATGCAAGTGAAAATTACATTGGCTATTTCACAAGATATGGTGATGGCGCTTCTGACGTTGAGCCTATCGGTAAGTTTACTGTCGCTGAAGTGAAGGCTATTGGCCGTGAACTTGGTATCCCTAACAAATGGGTTGACAAGATTCCTGATGATGGACTTCCAAACAGTTGCCCTGATGACGAAAAATTTGCTAAGTGGGGCTTTAGCTATGCGTTGCTTGATAAGTATATTTCTAAGGGTACTACAAGTGACAAGTTGACTGATGAAATTATCGAAAAGAAACATTTGCAGACCCAATTTAAAATGGGTCTTGGACAAATGTATGACCCTGATGAATATGAGGAATATAGAAACGACAACTGATGTAATGGAAGATTTTAAATTTGCACCGAGAATAGAATGCGATTTTGTGTGTGAAACAGATGAAAATGGTAATAAAGTTGTTAAAGAAATAAAAAATATGAATATCATATCAATAGATATGGTTTCTGGCACAATTTTTGATATATGACAGAGTTAGAATATTATTTAACCGCATCGTTATATGCAATGCAAGGAATGCAAGAAATTGGAGGTAAACTTGGAATAATTGCAGAATTAGTTCCAAATGAAGTAGCGGAGCGTTCCTTTAATTTTGCAGATGCTATGCTTGAAGAGGCTAAAAAACGTAAAATATTTAGTGATAATTAAAAATGAAATATCCAAGAACATATCATTTACCATTTTCTCCTGGTACTACGAGTGATGACAGAATATTGCATGGAGATTGGTTTGCCAACTACAAAGGTAAGGAAATAGTTTTCACAGAAAAATTAGACGGTGAATCAACCGCATTTAATATCATTGATGTTTATGCACGTTCCCATGGTGCTCCTACACGTTCACCGTGGTCTCGTAATTTGTGGGAACCTTCAAATGGGCTATATTGGCAAATTAAGCCATATATTGGAGAAAACGAAACGCTTTATGGAGAAAACCTGTACGGAGAACATTCCATACATTATAGTAAACTTCCTGCATATTGGCATTTGTTTGCAGTTAACGATGGCGAAAGATGGTATGGGTGGGATGAAGTTAAGGAATTTTCGCAAATAATTGGAGTTCCACATGTTCCTGAACTTTATAGGACAGTGTTAACTGATGAATCAGAAGTTCAGGAAATCATTAATGAAATTATGACACATCCTTCGACATATAATGATACTGAAAAAGAAGGTGTTGTTATGCGATTGACAAGTTCTTATGGAATTGAAGAGTTTCCTAACTGTGTATGTAAATGGGTAAGACCTCACCATGTTCAAACTGACGAGCATTGGACAAGAAATTGGAAAAAAGCAAAATTAATTTAATTATGGAAAAATCATGTACAAGTATATCAAATGTAATTGATTGGCTAAAAAAACAAAAAGACCAATATGGAGAAGTTGATGTTAGGCTTACGTCAGAGTGGATGGATATAAATGTGTTTGGATATATTGACCCAAATGATGATGAAAATCCTCAATGGGTGAAAGACAATATTGGAAATATAAAAAAACCATTTGTTGTGTTAAGTCCTTCTAATTGTGAACTTTCAGAAGATAGACAAACAGTCATAAGATATAACAGGAATTTATCATCTTCTGCAATGGAGTCATTCATTGATGATATTGAAGAAAAACTTGATAAAATTAAATCAAAAGAAACAACAGTAGAAGAAACCAAAGAATATCTTGACAAAATTAAATTAAGATTTTCACAAAGATAAAAACAATGGAGGAGTAACTATGGGAAGATTTGCTTCAATAATAGAATTTGACAATTGCGATAATTGTCCTTTCCGTGAATTTGTAGATGACGACTATTCTCCAACACATACAGAATGTACAAAACTTAATAAGTATATTCAAAAATGGGGATTTGAAATGAAAACAGTTGACTATCGTAATGAAAACGGAGTTCTGGATGATTGTCCGTTTTTAACTAATAATGTAATTAAAGAGGTGGAATAAGCTATAAATGGCGATATTAGTTTATAACAAAAACAATGAAGATTATTCAATGTGTCCGAACAATTATTATATTGGAAGAGGCAGTATATTGGGTAATCCTTATACCCATTTGCCGTTAAAAGGTACAATGGCCATATATCATACAAGGAATCGTGAAGAAGCCATTGAACGATATGGCGGATATTTTGACTTAATGTATGAACGTGATTCAGAATTCAAGGCAGTTGTTGATGAAATATACGAAAAATACAAGAAAGGTGAAGACATTTATTTCGGTTGCTATTGCAATAGTGAAGAAGAATGTCATGGAGGCGTAATTAAAAAAAAATTACAAAAACGTCTTCTTAAAGAGAAAATAATGGAAAAAAAAATAAAACGTGATGCTAAAAATAGGGAAATGGGATAAATATTATAATCTTCCTGAGATACAAGAAATTAGAGATAAAATTATAGATACATATACAAACAAGTTGGTGTTTGTGGAAGGGCCGCATAAGTATTATCTTGATGGCGTTGAATATATATCTGTGTCGGAGGTAACACATAAATACAAACCAATAGATGGAGAACAAATGGCAGAAAATTGTGTTAAGAAATGGATGAAAGACCAAGACCCATCATACAAATACTATGGAATGTCAAAAGAGGAAATACTTGCTCAATGGAAAATAAAATCAGACCATGCTTGCGAATTTGGTACAAATGTTCACGCATTCGGAGAGAGTATGTTCTATTATATGACTGGGCATCCTGAAGATATACTTGATGAATGTAAAGACAAGTTTGACGAAGAAGGACCACATCCATCAAATCCTCAGGAAGAGGCAATTGTTAAATTTTGGGACGACCTACCGGAAAGTTTTGTTCCGGTACTTGCCGAAACAAAAGTATTTAATCGGAATGGAACACAATATGCTGGAACATTTGATATATTGTTTTATTATGTCGAAGAGCCTGAATCACCCAAAAACGGCCTTGTTATTTTCGATTACAAAGGGCTTGACATCAACACTCCGATTTTAACTAAAGATGGATGGAAAACAATGGAAACCGTTAAAATTGGCGATGTTGTTTATGATGGGAATGGAAATGAAACGAATGTAATACACACTTCAGATATCCATTACAAGAAATGTTATAAGATATATTTTGGCAATGGAGAAACTGTTGTTTCAGATTATGAGCATAATTGGGAAGTGTTTTTTACAAATGGAAAGAAAACAAAAAAATCAATCATGACAACTGAAGATATTTTCAAATTCATGAAAGATAACCCAAATAGGAAAAACACAATTAACATACCAAGAATAAAACAATTTGATGGCATCGATGGAGTTGAACAGTCTAAATTAAATCATACATATATAAACGTAAACAAAATAGAAGAAACGGAAACAATACCAACAAGATGTATTCAAGTGGATAGTGAATTGCACACTTTTTTGTTTGGAAGGCACATGATGGTTACGCATAACACGAATGAGGACCTTTTCAAAAACTATAGAGGGCAAACTTTGCTATGGCCATTCCAAGACATGCTTGACCAAAATGCTTCTTATTATACATTACAACTTTCTCTTTATTCTATACCATTACAAAATATTGGATATAAAGTAATAGGAAGAAGACTTATTTGGGTGAGGCCAGATGGAACGTATGAAAAAGTTAAAATAGATTCTGTTTCTGATAGATTAAGAGACGCATTAAACATACCAAGTTCAAAAGAAATAATAGAAAAAGGAATTCTGTAGTTGCTATTATAGGATTTTTTTGTATAATATTAAAAAATTGGCACAATATTTGATAGCATAATTTTTTAAAAGATTTAAAATTTAAAAGCATGGCTGAAAAACTTATGACATTCAAGCATACTAAAGATGGTATGCTAACAGTTGAAAACCAAAAGGGCGATTATATCTTGAAAAACGAATTTCTTGGCGTATTACATGAATTGATTTCAGAAAAAGAAAGGATTCTTGCAAATTATTCGAGCGAAGATGACCCAAGAAAAAATGATGATTGGTTTAAAGAAATAAAAGCAAAATATGGGGCCCAATTGGATTTATTGAAAGAGTTAAAGAAATTGGCATATTGATATGAGTTTAAGACATTACGATAGCATACCAAGAGAACAGGACTATGGCGCTTTAAACGGCGAAATGGTATTTGGCTTCAATAAACTTGATGGCCAAAACTTTTGCGTTCTATACAAGCCTAAAAATAAAATTTGGGGCCCATGTGGTTCTAGGACAAGAACTGTTGATGAAAATGACGAACAATTCGGTGAAACCGTAAAATGGCTCAATAATTCAAATTATAAGTCAATTTTGGAAAAGATTGTTGGGGATAATAAAGGCAAGAAAAAGATTTTTAATGGCGTTGACGAAATCACTTTCTATTTTGAATGGGTTGGAGAAAACTCATTTGCAGGAAAACACCAAGAAGGTGATGAGATGTATCTTGCACTTATTGACGTGTTTATGAAAAAACGTGGTTATATTGAGCCAAATGACTTTATTGATTTGTTTGATGGGAAAGGAATCATATTACCTTCTTTGATTTATAAAGGCCCGTTAAATTCCGAAATAATTGAAAAAATCAAAAATAATGATTGGACTGAGGAAGGATGTGAATTTCCTTATGTTAAAGAGGGAGTTGTTTTCAAACGTTCAACATTACTTCCCGGTCAGCGTAGACCTTCAGTTAAGGTTAAGACAAAATGGTGGCTGAATAAACTCCATTCAATGTATAGCGAGGAAGAATGTAAAATTTTGGAATAATATGTATGTTAAGTTTACAGAACAAGAATTAAAAGACCTCAGGCAGTATTGGTTTTCCAAGTATTGCAATGAGCCAACAAGGCCAGATAAAGTTGTTTTTTATAAATTATATCAGGCATATGATGAATTAATAACTACATTAGGCTATGAATAAAGATAAGATATTGGAAAAGAAGAAAATATATAAAAACTAGTTTATATCAAATATTTTTTTTTGGCGATTTATGGAAACTGTATTGTGCAAATATTGTGCTTATGGATTTGATGAAGTTGAAGGAAACGGATTAATACATTGCTGTAGGCACAAAAAGACAATGAATGAAACAGATACTTGCGAAGATGGAAAAGAATATTGACATATTAATAGAAAAGGGACTTGATACTTTTAAAGAAAGTATGGAAAACACGCTACAATCGGAGTTATATCACGCCGAGGGGAATGTTTATATCCATACTAAAATGGTATTAAATGCCTTGGAAACAATGCCTGAGTACAAAGAACTTGACATTGATAGTCAGCATATTCTATACGTTGCAGCAATGCTACATGACATTGGCAAAATTAAAACCACGGTTTTCAAGGACAACGATTGGCATTCGCCAAACCATTCTTCCACAGGAAGCAAAATGGCACGTGAACTTATGTATAATGAATTTGAATTTTACGGAAATAAAGAACTTGTTGAATTTAGGGAAACTGTTTGCTTGCTAATAAGACACCATTCTTTTCCTCCACACGCTATCGAAAGCAATAACAATGTATTGAAATTGCATAAAATATCGTCAAATGGTATTCTATTGCCTAAATTTTCAATAAAAATGCTTTGTATATTATCAAAGGCAGACATTCTTGGCAGAATATCAAAAGACACTAATGATATGCTGTATGCAGTAGAATTATGTGAGGAACTTGCAAAAGAAGAAAATTGCTATGACTCTTATTATAATTTTACTTCAAACTATACAAAGAGAGCGTACCTTTCTGGTAGGGATGTACAAAAAGACTATGAACTTTTTGATGATACATGGGGTGAAGTGGTTATGCTAAGCGGATTGCCTGGAACTGGTAAGGATTACTTCATAAAAGAGAAGTTTCCTGATATTCCAATGATTTCCCTTGACGAAATTCGTAAAGAAAATAAAATATCACCAACTGACAACCAAGGAAAAGTTGCTAATATAGCAAGGGATATGGCTAAAGAGTATTTAAGGAAACATCAGCCTTTCGTTTGGAATGCAACTAATATTACTCCACAAACAAGAGAATCTTTGGTTAGCCTTTTTGAAACTTATAAGGCAAAAGTTAGAATCATATACCTTGAAACTGATTACGATAGACTTATTAATCAAAATCAAAATAGAAAAGAAATGGTTCCAACTAACGTTATTGATGGTATGATTAAAAAATTAGTTCCACCTACAGCAAATGAGGCTGAAAATGTGGAATGGGTTATAATTTAAATGATATGATTAGAAAAGGTTATTCAGTAGAATGCGACTGGTGTGGAATGCAAGAATATTATGATACAATTAAAAGTATTTCAAAATATTGTTGGCTTTACAGGCTAAAGAAAATAAATCCTCTGGCCGATGAATTATATTTTAAAAACAAAGGCCATAAACCGTTTAAATATTTGGTCTTTTGTTGTGAATACTGTAAAAACAGTTATTTTGAGGAAAGGCCTGAAGACATTCCACATTACAAGAAAGTTGGAAATTATGATTCGGCTGCGGGAAAACCCACTTCTTTAGATGTGGGATGAAAGCAGCCTTAACAAAATATTTTGTTTTTTCAAATATTTTTAGTATATTTGTACAGAAAGTTAGTTTAGTGACTATTTAACTAATGTATGAAAGAACTAAAACATAATACTACCTCAGTAGTCAATATTAACTACCATATCATTTGGTGTCCCAAGTATAGGAGAAAGATACTTGTGAATGGAGTTGATGATAGGTTGAAAGTGGTACTTAGGGAAATAGCAGAGGAAAATGGTTGCCACATAGATAATATGGAAGTAATGCCAGACCACATTCATATATTTCTCAAAGGTAATCCAACCATACCAATACATTTGATAGTCAAGACACTTAAAGGAAAAAGTAGTAGGATACTTAGGCAAGAGTTCCCTCACTTGAAGAAAAAACTACCTTGCCTATGGACAAGAAGTTACTACTGTGAAACCATAGGTTGCATAAATGAAGAGACAATTAAGAAGTATATAGAAAATCAGAAGTTTAACTAATGTTAAGAGCCATCAAATATGAACTAAACCCTACCAACACTCAGAAGGTGCTGATTATGCAGACTTGTGGGTGCTGTCGCAAGGTGTATAACACTATGCTTGATAGGAAGATTAGTGCATACAAGGAAGATGGCAGAACAATATCAGCAATTGAGTTAATCAATCAGTTGCCACAGTTAAAATCTGAACTAACCTATTTGAAAGATGTTCCAAGTCAATCTTTGCAACAAGCAATTAGAAATCTTGATACTGCCTATGCTAACTTCTTTAGAAAAGGTGGTAGTGGTTTTCCTAAGTTCAAGAAGAAAGGATGCAAGGATAGTTTTAGAATACCAGTTGCTTGTGTAATTGACTATGACAATTGGACTATTAAGGTTGCTAAAATTGGAACTATCAATTTTTTCAAAGGGCATAACAAGAAAATAGAAGGTACTATTAAGTCATATACCATAAGCCATACCAATACAGACAGATATTTCATTTCTGTGTTGTATGAAACTATGGATAAACCTAAGCTAAACAATAACAAATCTGTTGGTATTGATGTTGGCATTAAGGACTTTGCAACATTAAGTGATGGTAAGGTGTTTGAAAACCAAAAACACTTGAAGTCAAATCTTAAAAAGTTAAGAGTGTTGCAGAGAACTGCCAGCAGAAGGTATCAGCAAGGAAAGAAAAGAGAAGAGCAGTCAAACAATTGGAATAAGGCTGTAAGACAAGTTGCAAAACTGCAAGAGAAGGTAGCATTTCAGAGATATGACTATCTCCATAAGGTTAGTACTTGGATAGCAGAGAACTACTCTACTGTATGTGTTGAGACTTTGAATGTGAAAGGTATGATGAAAAACCATCATCTTGCACAAGCAATATCAGATTGCGGTTGGGGAATGTTCATCAATATGCTTGAATACAAGTGTGATAACCTTGTAAAGATTGACAAGTGGTTTGCAAGTAGTCAGACTTGTTCTGAGTGTGGATATGTAAATACCGCAACTAAGAACTTAGCCATTAGAGAATGGATTTGTCCAGAGTGCGGTACTATTCACAATAGAGATTTGAATGCTGCTAAAAATATAGAAAGGGAAGGACTATCCCTTTGCGGGCTTAAAGTAAGTGGTTGCACTATGCTTGCTCCAAGAACCCCACTACTTTAGTGGTGGGAGTAGTCAGAACCCAACAGAAGAATTTGGAAAAATTGTATTGAACAAGAAAATAATTAATCCATGAAATACTCACAACTGCCTTCTACAATATGCGAAAACGGAAAAATATATTTCCTCATTTCAAGAGAACTAAACGATTCTTCCTTTGGTATAAAGGGATGGTGGTCGTTTGAATATGCTGAAAGTGACGATGAAGTAACTTTTCCAGTAGAAGCAACTGACGGAGGCTCAATATACTATCTTATCAGTGCTGAAAAAACAAAAAAAGAAGCACAAAATTCATTATTAGAAAAACTGAATAATGCAACAAAAATTCTCACTGAGAAAGATAAAAAAGAAATATTGAAAAAATGGGAAGATAAAAAGAAAAAATTTAAAAAGAAATGAAATTTAAATATACTAAATTACCCCCTACTGTTCAAAAAGATAATGTTGTATATTATCTTACAAAACATAAATCTTTCACTTTTGATAATAATAAGAAAAAAATTACAATATACATATTCAGTATGAAAACAAATCGAAAAAACAAATAATGATTCCTGTTGTTAGTACATACGACAATAAAATTGGTGCTTTAATGGCACATTCAGATACAGAAAATGAAGCTTATGATAAATTACTACAAATATTAAATAATTCTGCCGAAATAAAACATAAAAGTATACAAGATTTTTATAGTGATTCAATTAAAAATATAAATAAGAAAATCAATGAAAACTGAAGTTAGATTTTATAAGGAAAATGGTAATTGGTATGCCGACATTCCAAACCATACAAAAGAAGAAAATAAAATGGTAATGGGCTCAGATGACGCGCTTGACTGTCTTCTTAATTCTTCAAATGAATGGAGAGATAAAGAAAAAAACGAGATAACTCTTACATTATCAGATGAAAACACATATGAATATGTTATTCATTTCAATAGAACAGAACACGATGATGATGGTGCTTATTACCAAGCATGCGGAGATTATGATTTACTCTATCCTATATGGATATGCAATGTAACCCATGACGTATTCGGTGAACACCCTGAGGACTTATACATATTAAAGGTAAAATAATAAACCATATGGAAGACAACGAATGCATCATCTGTACTGATACAAATGTTATCAATGGAAAAAAATTTTGCTTTGCCTGTGTGCCAACATGTGTATATCGTAAGCAGGTCAGCAAAGAAGAATTTGAAAGTTATTTGAAAATATATTACGGAGGCAACAGTCAACTACCCACGAATGAATTCGTGGGCTTGCCATTAACATGATAAATTGTTTAATTATGAAGCATTTTCAAGATGATGAAGAATATGACTCGATGAAAGAGTATGAATTTAATCTTATGAGTCATTTGAATGAAGAGGAAGAAATGACTGACAATTATGATTCAAATTTGTTCAATCATTGGAAAGAAGACCATATGGATTACGATGGGCCAACAATAAAACATTGCCAAGACGATTAATTATGTATTTATATTCGTGGAAATAAAAAGGATATACTTCTAAATCATTAAAAATAGTCGAAATATCATGAAATGGCAGAAACAAATTATAGCCAAAGAAGATGGTACTAATGTAGAAGCGCAAGCACCATTTATTATATCAGCAAGCAGAAGCACTGATATACCAGCTTTTTACAGCGATTGGTTTTTTAACCGGCTTAAAATCGGATATTCTGCATGGGTTAATCCGTTTAATAAGGAAAAGTATTACATATCTTACAACAATTGTAAGTTTATTGTGTTTTGGTCAAAGAATCCAAAGCCATTGATTCCACATTTTGATGAGTTGAAAGAACGTGGCATTGGCTGTTATGTTCAATATACATTGAATGATTATAAGGATGAAGGTTTTGAAAAAGGGGTTCCTCCATTGGAAGAAAGAATTGAAACTTTCAATGAACTTGTTGAAAAACTAGGAAAAGGTAGTGTTATATGGAGATTTGACCCGTTGATACTTACTGATGAAATCACAATCTCTATTCTGCTTGACAAAATTAAAAAAATAGGTGATAAACTACTTGGATATACAGATAAATTAGTATTCAGCTTTGCTGACATATCAACGTACAAAAAGGTACAAAGTAATTTAACAATCGACGGAATACATTATCAAGAATGGGATAATGAATCAGAATTGAAATTTGCAGAAGCATTGTCTGAATTAAATAAAAGTTCAAAATGGAATTATAAACTTGCAACTTGCGGCGAAAAAGTTGATTTGTCCGAATTCGGAATTGAGCACAATAAATGTATTGATGATGAACTAATTACAAAAATAGCCTATAATGATAAAGAACTTATGGACTTTCTTGGAATAAAGATAAAATGTGTCGATGATTTTATATTTGGCTCTGATGACATGCCAAAAGACGCTATTGTAATCAATAGTGATTATTACGGTGTTAGAAGTAAAAGCAATAAAGACACTGGCCAGCGTGCTTTATGTGGATGTATTGTAAGTAAAGACATTGGGCAATATAATACGTGCCCACATATGTGCGAGTATTGCTATGCTAATTCTGATAAAGCAATTGCAGCTGGTAATTATGGCCTTTTTGTCCTTAATGGAGGGTTAGGTGAAACAATTATTTGATTTTAATTTCAATTGTTTGTATAATTATATAAAAAAGAAATTTATGGAAAACGAAGTTTACGATATTGTTAAAAATATCCCATTGAAAAGTGGGTTAACCATTAAAGCAGGTAATAAGCTTCAGAAGACACATGGCGTATATTATCTTAATGGGATGATGTTACCTCCTGATTACCAAAAAGATTTTAGCGGATTGGTTTATGCCGAAAAAATGACAGGATGGAATTATTTGGCCCCGTTAAAAACAAAGACTGCTTGGAGTAATAGTAAGGAAGACAAATGATAACTTCTTCAAATGAAAATTGTGCATTTAGCATAGAAGAATTAAAAAAAGGAATTATATACCATTTGACACAAAATAAAACAAAAAAAACTAAAAATGAATATAAAAGGTTATATATACAAATACACATATCCAAACGGAAAAGTTTATATTGGTCAAACACGAACAAGTGTAGAACAAAGATGGTATGAGCATGTAAATAATTCAAAAACAAAAAGGAGAAAAAATATGATATGTGATGCTGCCATAAACAAATATGGTGCTGAAAATATCAAAATTGATGTTTTAGAGGAAGTTGAGGTTGATGAAAAAAATCCAACATTGCTTGTTGAAAAATTAAATGAATTAGAAAAGAAGTATATTTCTGAATACCATTCAACAGATATATCTAAAGGATATAATATTTGTCTTGGTGGCAAAAAGAAACCATTAGAACAAATGATTCTTGATGAAAAATGGTATGAATATTTTGATAAAGATGGATGGGGAGATATGATAGCGTATTTTAAGTATATTCTCTATGAATGTATTAAGCCAAAATTATGTAAAACGCATGAAAAACTAAATAAAGAAGAAAGTTATGTTTGGTATGGGTATAAATTTTTAGATTCTTTAACCAACAAAGAAACTACATTTTCAGGATTTTGGAATAGATATAAATATGAGCCATATTATTATGATATAGGAGATTTTGCATACGATGAAGATGGGAAATTATGTGAGCCGATGAATAAAGATGAATGGATTTTTGGAACAGATTCATGTGGTGTAATACATGATGCCATTGATGATAATTGGGTTGAAGATATTAGACAAACAATATGGAGAAAAGTAATGAAAAACAAAAAGAAAATATTAAACGAATATAAACTTGTGTCAACTGGTATATAATTTCATAAAAAAATGCTGAAAATATTTTGTATAAAAAAATAAAAATTGTATATTTATAATAAATTTAATAGTTAATGGCTCGTGGTGTAATTGGCTAACACGCCACACTTTGGATGCGGAGATTTTGCAGGTTCGAGCCCTGCCGGGCCAACTTAAACTTAGTAATTAATTAAAATTTGTGTAAATTATGAAGCTTATTATTTTTGATGGCCGAATTGGTGCTAAAGGCGCAGAGGTTTCTTCAACAAGAGGTGGTAAGCCTTTTGTCAGGTTTAGCGTAGCTAACAATTCATTTGTTAATGGTCAAGACAAGACCGAGTGGTTTGATGTCACAAGTTATGACCCATTTGTGATTGAAAGTAAAGTAAAGTATTTGACAAAGGGTACACCAGTACAAATTGTTGGTTCTTTGAATACTGAGGTTAAAGTTGACAACCAAGGTAAAGTTTGGGTTAACCAATATGTCACTGCTGACAGAATTGAGTTAATGTTCAACGGTAAAAAGGATGAGGATAATCAGGGCGGTCAGAACGGTTCTGTTTCAGAGGGAACTGTATCAACTATGACAGGTGGAACGCAATCAGAAGCAATGCTTAGTGGTAAAGAAACCGCAAAGCAATCTCCTGCTCAAAAGCATCAGCCACAATATGAACCTGAAATTCCAATGAACGAAGGTTCTGGCGGCGAAGATGACCTTCCTTTCTAACCTAAAGTATTAAAGGTATTATCTCGTTTATCGCAACAAGGCCAGTAATGACCTTGTTTTTTTATATAAATTTTTAAACAAAATTATGTTATGATTAATATTAAAGAAATTTTAGGAGAAAAAGATTTTAATGATTTTATTGGCTATGAGCCTGAAAATCTACACATTGCGAAGTGCGGTGCGGAATGGTGCCAACCTTGTAAAACATTGGCACAGAGGTTAAAAAACATTGATTCTGAAAAAATTGGAAACACATTATTTGCTGAAATTGACATTAGTGAAAATGATGAATGTGAAGCAATTGCTGAAAAATATGGTGTAACTAACATTCCGTGCATGATGTATTTTAAGAATGGAGAAATGGTTGACAGAAGTGTTGGCTTGGTTCCATTGGATGACATTTATAACAGGATAAACAAGTTGTCAGAATGATTTGGGCTATTGGTATTATTAAGTTCTTATGCTCAGCTGTTGGTATATTTTGCATTTGTGCATTCATATTAACGTGCATATCAAGTATTATAAATCCAAATTTCGATGTTGACGAAAATGGTAATAAGGTGGCTGATAAATATGACAATGTAAGGTATTTGCTTGCTATTGTTATGTCGGTTGCGTGGGGTATAGTTATTGCGTTGTAATGGAAGATAATTTAAAATGGATGGAAGAAAAGGTGACAAAAATAAAAGGTCACAATTTTTTTTATCACTTCGTTTGTTTCTGTCTTTTCAGGTTAAGAAGAAAGATAACATATAAAGATTTGTTTATTTTATATTATGGAATACATAGGAACAAAATGGGTGAAGACAATTCAAAGAAGAAAGCATTACAAATAATACTAAAAATTTATAAAGAGAATAACGGCAAATATCCTGATAAATATGATGAACAGTGATGATTATAGGCATTTTGTGTGTATTGTCGCAGGAAATAATCCGTCCGAACTGATGGACCATTATGATAGGAATAGAAAAGTAACTCCATATGTTGTATATCAATATTCTGATGCGGAAAAATTAAGGCAAGAGTACATAAAAAGTTATCAGAAAATGTTAGATAGCGGCTCAAACGAATACGATGAAGAATACATTAAAGATACAATAATGGATTTGTCAGAAATGACCTCAGATGATTTTTATTACGATATCACTGATGGATTAAGCATTGACCCAGATAACGGTAATGCGATGTCTGACGTAAATAAAGATGGCAAATTCACGTATTATAATATAGGAAAGATGTTCAGTATGCCGTTCTTGACAAAAGATGGTAGGGAAGTTTTCCAAGCAAAAAAAAGTGATATAGATTGGGATAAGATACATCTGTCAAACGGCTATATATATGAACGTGCTTGGGACATGGTTATGGGAGATTCAAAGCCAGAGAACGATTACGAACAAAAGATATATGATAATATGCATGATAAAGTTGCCTATTTCCAAAAGTTCGAGAATAAAGACAATTATGTTATAAGCAATACAGCATTTTGGGGATTTGCTTTTCTATCAGAAAAAACAGGATGGATGGAAGCGTCCGAAATTGATGACCAATTTGTTTGGATGGCAAACTACTATAATGTATTTATACAAAATCTTAGTGATGATACACTACTAACAATTTATGAATGTGTAAGGTAAATAAAAAAGCGGGCCAACTGGTCCGCTTTTGTTTTTTATGATTCCCAATGAGAAGCAATTCCATATGTATTTAAATCTCCACATACTGCATTGTATTCGCTTTCAATTTCTTTAAGAGTCTCATATAATTCTTGATTATCCCTATACTGTCCACAAATTCGACTTAACTCTAATCCTAACTGTTGGACTTTTCTACCCCATTCATATATTTCTTCGGGATATTCTTGTGAATATTCATCAGTATTAAAATTCTCTTTTAATATTTTTTTAACTGAATTTTCAACCAATTTTGCTAATTGATTTTCATTTAATTTTATAACGTTTCTACTCATTTCTTTCTGCTTGATTTTGTCTTATTTACTATATTTTTGCTTGAATCTTTTTTTTCTGAATATTTCCCAGATGCTAATTCATGGGTTTTGTCAAAACTATCATCACCATAGGTTCTAAGAATGTGTTTTTGCTTAATTGCTCTTGGGTTTAGGTTTTGTTTTTCTAAATTACCATCACCTTTGAACCCCCAATTGCCTCTTGGTTTTTCATCTGTATTAATGATGTCGTGTAAATACGGGTTTTCATATTGATATTCTTTAGCGCCATTATTTTTCTTTGAATCATATCTATCGTTTCGTTTCCATTGTAACTGCTTTGACCTATCGCCATATGCGGTATCAGGGTCTTTTCTTACTAAGAATGTGCCATCACGGAAATATAAAGGCTGAAAATTATTGTTAGTATAATACGAGTCTTTATCCCATCCTCCTAATCCATATCTGTCATAATGTTCTTTTTCGTTAGTAGGTACATATTGGTCAAATTCTTCGTCTGACATGTTGTATAAATCATTGGCCATGTCAGCACTCCAATTTCCATTGGCTAACCCACCGTGCTGTTTCGAAAATGCTTTTAGTTTGCCGCTTTTAAAGCCTTCAGTCAAATACCTGTTGATGGTTTCTAATATGACATTTGTGAGTCTATTTTCACTAATTAATACTTTATCCATTACATATCTTGTTGTTTTTATCCCACCATTTCCTGCCACCTATATGAAAGGCGGCAGAAAAGATGATGAGAATGCTTTTATTATGTTGCGCTCTTGCATTGTATTTAGTTTTTGCTCGTTTCCTGTTTTCTCCTCACTATTCCTTTTCTTCCTTATGTTGCTCATTTCATTTTACCTTATTTAAGCGAATGTTCTTCACTTTCAGTCCAGTAGAATAAACAATGATAATACCAATCACCTTGTCTCCCATCGTTTCGGTTCTGTCATTCCAAACTTCCAAGTCATTGTCACTGATAGTAAACTCGATTTTCTGCTCGGTAAAATCAGATGTGGAAGAAACTGTCTTGTCTGCGATTGACGAGCCACAATCACTCAAATTGATTCGTTTTGCTGCAATTGTAGTTCCTTGAGGATTCCATGTTTCGATTGCTGTCTTATTCTTGAACTCATAGATAGTAATAGTGCCTTCGCCTTTAACATCTGCAATGTATTCAAGATGCCCATAAGGTATTCCCCAATGTTCGTATCTTACATTTCCTGCCGTGACAAGGACATTGACATTGCAATCATCTTCATCTTTTTCAACAGAGCAACTCCCATAGTAACCGTCTGGATTATCTTGCACTTGATAATTCGTGTTTGTATCCTCACCGACAAGAAACTCTTTAGCAGTGTTACGCAAATAAGGATTATAGATAAGATTTCCCTTGTCCAGTCTATGATGGAAAGCGACATCATAAGCTTCCTGCGTTGTAAGTAGTTCGATTCCTGCTGACTTACAATATCTGACAAGACCCTCAAACACCGACATATAACCATATATTTTAGTAATTTCATTTTGAGTATCAGCAATCAACCCTGCAAATCTTCCACCACCAGTATATTGACGGAAAACTTCAATGGCCCCTCTGTACCAGGAAATCCTATCATACAGCTCGGTTTCTCTTTGTTTGCCAGAGATAAACCACGAACTGTCACTAATTGATGATACAGGGTCACCGGTATAAAGTTCGTAGTTGTTAAATCTTCCAACACCGTTTATTTGTGACAAGTCTGCATTCGGGAAAAACTTGATTTCATAGGCATTTCTACCAAGAGCGTCATATCTTCCGGGTACTTCGTAGTCATGTGTCGCAACATATCCAAACTCACGAAGTAACTCAGTCATACTTCTGACTTTTGGTGTGCCGTCTGGATTCTTTAATGTGGCAGATTCCCAACGAGAGTTGTAGTTCAGTGGTATTGTTCTATCAATGTCATAATATTTTGTACTTCCTGTGCCATAGAAGAAGAAGTAAGCATCTGAAGAACTCTTACTGCCAGGCATTGACCAAGTTCTTATTCTTCCGTTATATCCATACAAGTCCTTTGTATAGATGTCAACCAATTGCATGTATCTCTCCCAAATTTCTTCATTAGCAGATGAGTGCATGCCTGTATAGATGCCGCCTGTATAATGACCTCCATTTGTCTCTCCCTCGACATCTACCCAAGAACCTTTTGAGTTTCCAGTAGTGCCAAGATACATATTTGATAAAGTGTCAAGATACGGCAACAAATTGCTATGTCTAGTCTCACCAGTCGCAGCATCATCGATGTCACCGAACAAAGAATACCAATTTCTTATGGCTTGGCATTCATCATCAGTAAGATTTGCATAAGTATGTGTAATAGACTGTCCTTGATATTTAATATCAGAATACGGCTTGCTTGATAGGGATATTCCAAAGTAATTCTTGCCATTGCCAGCATCCACCCTCATTTGGTCATTGCTTGGGAAAGGAGTTTGAGTTCCGTCAAGCGATGAGGGATTCTGCCCATTCCACATCGGGTCACTGAACGGAAATTTCTCATGTTGAAAAGTATGGTCTCCAATCTCTTGCCCGCTAAAGGCGCATTGCAAAACTTTTTGTTTTTGATTATCAAGGTCTGATTTTGATGAATTCCTTGTATGTTCTTTTATCAAATTAAACTCTGCCTTCGCGTCATACTTGTTAAGCATCGGAATCATGTAAGCAAAATCACTTGTTCTAAAGTCATCAAATCCGAACGTGGCATATCTTTTCTCATTGTTCAGTTGACCATTATATTTAAACTCTATCTTAGGGGTTGATGGCTTGAACTTGGGTAAAAAAGTAGGATTATTAATTTTAAACGGGTTGATATGTGTATCGGAGATATAGAAATCTTCATCAGTATTAAGTCTGTAGGAATCATCGTTTGTGTGAAACTCTTCCAAATCCGACGCTCTTTCTTCCAAAGAAATAATATCTGGAAGTTTTTTGTCGGCTTTGACATAACAGCCCAAACCTCTTGTCGTATATGCTTCCGTACTAATTCTGATGTAAGAAGTGCCATCGGGTATCGTCCACTCCCTGTAATTGGCATTAGAGGATATTTGTAGTTTTTCTCCTGTTAATGCTTTATTGTCATCATAACACAAGATTGCAGCAGCTGTACCACTGCCACTGGCTTGGTACATGATTTTCATTCCTGCGTTGACGGGGAAGTAATCTTGGCAGTATGCACCATTTGTCACATTTAATGTGCTACCAATCGGTCTCAAACACTTACCAGTCACTATATTTGTGCAATCAAACTCGATAGGGATATATCTGTATGCTTCATTGGATAAGAGTTCGTCTTTTACAATTCTTTTCGCTACCGCTTTGTTTTGGACAGGGTTGGTACTATTATCATCTAATTGCGTGTCAGTAATTGGAATAATACCACTTTCTAAATCTGACGCAGGTATTCCTGTTTGTGGTTTCTGATAGGCTGTGTCAGCCTTTGCGCCTTGTGAAGCGGTGGCAAAGTCAGATGCTTTCTTGCCGCTATCCATAAGGTTTCCGTTTGCATCCAATCCTGCAAAGTTTCCATTGGTTGCGTTAGAAACCTTGTCGGCCTTGTTACTTAATGAGTTGTATATGCCGTCAGATGTCACAGGATTTGTGCTATTTTCAGTTGGAGTAGAATCAAATGTCAAAACTTCTTGTTTTCCTTGCAAAGTAGTCTCAATGCTATCTTCATTGCTATCAACTTGGTTAACAAAATCAATTAAAGTGGTTCTTATTTTAGCAGCTGTAATTGCTTGTGTATTATTATCAGGTAAATTTGTGTTGATTTCTTGAATAATGTTATTAAAATTTGCCATTTATTTATATTTATTTTTTTATTATTTATTATTTATTCATTTAGCCCATTTAAACCAATCATCAGAAAATTCTTTTGGCGCAAATTCACCTTCTTTTTTTTTCATATACTTAGGTATAAATGCGCTTATAATTCCTTCAGCGCTAAGTGTTTTTGAAAAATCATAATAATTCATTTGATGGTTTGTTTGCATAATACAATTAATCATTTTTTTTATAAATAGTAATTTTAAAATGAAAAATATTTATTGTGCTTATTTTAAATAAAGCCATTTATAATGTACTATTTGGTACAAAAATAATTTGGTCTGTATATCAGTTATCTATACTAATAGAGCCAATTGTTTTTGAATATAAAAAGAAAGAATTTGAAAATTCATTTGGATTAAATTCACCTTTTTTTATTGTGTAATCTAATCCGATTTTAAGTTTATCATCATCTGTTTCAGTTATTTTTATTTCATTTGGCGTACCTTTTATGTAGTTTTTAATCGTGTATTTAATCGTGTTTTCCAATTCATCGTTTATAAATGTTTCCAATCTTTCATCAATGCGGGCAATTTGTGTTGAAATATTGCCACTTAGCGTTTGTATTGATTGGCTGAAATCATTTGTCAACTCTGATATTTGATACTCAAATGTTTCAGTTAAAGCACTAATTTTGTGGTTGAATGTTGACCTCATTTCTTCAATTGTTGCATTGAATGCCTCAGTCATAAGTTCAAGCTCTGTATTTACATAGTCTTCAAACGAGTTTAGTTCTCCTTTTTGAACAACCAATCTTCTATAGTATTTTGTAATACCACTATCAATATCTCTTTGTGGAATGACGATTGAATCGCCCTCTTTAAGCTCTTTTTTAATCCATTCACAACCATTCCATTCGTTTATATAAAACGTTGCTGGCGCATTTTCATAATCAACTCCATCTTTATTTATCTCAATGAAATTTGTGTTTTTAGATAAATCAGGTAATTGTTTTTTTATTGCATATACATTTATTGAGCTCCATATTTGATTTGTTTCTGGAATTAATGTTGTTGGATAACTTTGCCCGAAAATTGTTTCTACGCCTTTGTAATTGCTTCCATCAAAATCTTTTACAAGTCTTATTGAAAAGAATCCTTTATCAGCAATGTTTTGTCCAACTTTATTAGTGTCATACATAAACTCTTTAGTATAATAACCGTCTTCTGTTATTGTTGAAGTCCACATTGTTGATTTTCTATTGAATTCTTCAGATATTTTATCTCCGTCATAATCGCCACCAACTGGAATTATATTGAACCCAACAACATCAAATCCGCAAGTACCATCTTCTGTTATGGGGTTGCCGTTGAATTCCCACAAAAAATCGGATTTTAACGGTTGTGCGGCATCTTCACCTAAAAGTCCTATTGTTTCTGCACTGTGTGGCATATATCCTTCTTCGGTGTGTTCATCTTCTAACGAGTCTAAAAGTAAATCCCAATCATACTTTGATGGTATTCTCCAATCACTATTGTTGCTATCTAAATAATCAGAAATAATCTCAAGGCCCTCAGGTGAATATAATCTTCCAAAATTATCAATAATTTCTTTTGTGACAATTCTATCTCCCGGTTTTGCATTTTCAGTTGAAAGCTCTTCGCCTGGGTTTAATTCTACATATTCTTTTGCGGGTGAATAAGAACCTGTTGTTTCAGTAACAGAAACTCCTAATGGGTTATTTAATGTACCATTCCCGTCTAATGTGTTGTTTGTATATATTTCAGTCAAAGCGTTGTTAGTAAATCCTGAAATTTCAGAAGTTTCTCCATTTGGATATTCAATTGTAAGATTTCCTGAATTTTTGTCATATCTAAATGCCAAATTGTCTTCAGTTATTTCCGGCGTTTGGCCTATATTTACGTGTATTTCGCTTCCATTTAATCTTCTTAATATTAATGTATTTTCTGAAAATGCAACCGATTCTATGTCATGGCCTCTAAGCGTATAAAAGTTGTTATCTATTTCAGAGCCAATTAAACCACAGTTTTTAGTTGTATCTCCTGAATAGTTAGAAACTAATTTATAGTATGTTAAACCGTTTTCAAATATTGTATCCATTAGTTAATTTAAATTAAACCGTTATTTACGATAAATAGTTTTTTATTGCACAATAATCAATAAAACCAAGGTACATTTTAAATGATTTTATATCTCCTATGAATGTGCCACAAAAATCTTTCTCTATTGGGAAAACATATTCTGATACGTCATAATATCGTGGCATAATTGTTTCCAATAGTCCTATTGACCCACCGCCAAGTGATATATTATAAGGTACTCCTTCTTGCTTTTGGTAGATTTCATCAAGTTCTCTGAATGCCAATGTGTTTAATTCTTTACTGATGAATTTCAAAAATCCATTGACATAAATCATAATTCTCATTTTCCTTGTTCTTTTGTCGCATTTGTCTGATGTCGGGTTTATTACTGCAAAACGAACATTTATTGAATTCCATTCGTCCATTTTCACTATGCCATCTTTTGAATATTCTTCTATAACGCTGTAATGTTCTTCGTTTGAACAGTCAAGAATTCCATATCTATATCCTATTGCGCCTTCAGGCGTTACCCTTAAAGCAAATACATTGTTTTTAACATCTTTTAGAACTTCTAATTGTTTTTCTATGTCAATTTCTTCTTGCGTTTTTCCATTTAGAACATCAATATTATCTTCAAGATAATCAACATCATGTACTGTAAACCCAGTATCTGTTCTATTCATCCATGGAAAATAGTTTATGTTTTTTCTTTTTTTGCCTTTAATCCTCACCATTATGCCTTCAGTCCAATTATTAACGGTGAATCCTGTTTTTGTTCTATCGAAAAATATAAACTTGTTATCAGTGCCATTAATTATATAATTGGTCTTACTGTCTAACGGATTTCCATCGGAATCAGTAAATGGGCCGTTAACGTCATAATCTTTTCCTATAAAATCGTTTTCAGCTATGTATGAACAGTTTGTACAAGAACTGCTACAGCCGCTTTCTTGCGAGTTCTCTATTGTGTTATCGTAAAAATCATCGCAAAAATAACTTTCTTCTTCATTGTTTTCTTGAGGATAATATCCTGAATACATTTGCCAAAATTTGTTTTCGGCTCTTGTTCCCAAAAAGAAAAATATACCATCATTATTTTCATGCGAGTTGTTTACTGAATTTTCGGCAATTTCATAGTCGGTTCTTGGCCTTAAATCAAAATGTAATACTATATCATTGTTAATCCTATCAGGTAACACTTGATAATCATATCCAAATAGTTTAAAGAATCCTTGATAAAATCCTCCTTTAAGAGATAAATATTTTGTATCTCCACTTGTTATAATATCACTATCATAAGAATAAAATTGTGTATTTCCTGTTACTGGCGACAAAAATAGTCTTGTATCTCCGGATTCTATCTTATATGTTGATTTTAAGAATATTTCCAAAAACTTTTCATTGGATATTTTGTCCTTATCGAAAATGATAAACCCGTTATCAACACCTGTTAATCCAATATCTTTCATTTCTACCCCTGAATTAGTCGAACCACTCCATCGAACAGAAGAATAAAGCTTTCCGTTTTCCGTTATAAGGCAAGAAAAATCAGCAATCATCATATCATTTAAATTAGGCCCACAATTACATATGGTTTCCCCTTTGTATAACATAAAATCATAGTATTTCTCATTGTATAATTTTGAGTCTAATCTTCTGTAATGCTTATTTTTTATATTTTGATGCATAATATTAGTTTATGGGCGAAATTATTTTTTAATAAATAGTTTTGATATGACATATTTTTTTTGTATAATAGCGATAGTTTAAAAAATAAGTGTAAAAATTATGCTCGAAAAAAAAGATTATTATTCAATTCTTGGAATAAATGAAGATGAAAAGCGATTAAATGGAGATGAATTTACAAATATGTGCAAAAAAAAATACCATTCCCTCGCTTTAAAATTTCACCCGGACCGTTGGGTGAATGGAACAGAGCAAGAAAAGAAAGACGCTGAATCTAAATTCAAGGACATTGGTGAAGCATATAATGTTCTTTCCGACCCACAAAAAAGAGCCCAATATGATAATGGCGGAATGGATTTTGATTTTGGCGGATTTGACCCAATGGATATTTTCAGAAGAATGAGTGGAATGGGTGGCGGATTTGAAGAAGACCCATTTATGGGAATGTTTTGCGGTGGAAGACAAAGAGTTAATAAAGGAAGCGACATTCATATTGAAGTTGAGCTTACATTGGAAGAATGTTATAAAGGAGGCAAAAGAAAAGTACAAGTAGAAAGGCAAAAAAAGTGTTCATATTGTAACGGAACAGGCGCATCTGATGGTAAAGTGCATGTGTGTAAGACTTGCCACGGAAGCGGGATGGAGTCTGAAATGAAACAATTTGGGCGTGGACAATTCAGCGTAACTTCACATCCTTGTAAAAAATGTCATGGAACGGGTAAAGATAACTCATTCTCTGTCTGTAAGCATTGCAATGGAAGCGGAGTTTCATATGAATATGTGACTGAAGAAATCGAAATTCCAAAAGGTGTTGACGATGGAATGGCGTTTAGAATTGACGGAAGAGGAAATGCCCCTGAAGGAAATGGAGTTAATGGAAATTTAATAGTTCATGTAAAAATATTAAAAGACAATTACTTTGAAAGACCCGATAATTTAAATTTAATTCATTATGAATCAGTCCCATTTACCGAAGCGCTGCTTGGATTTAAGAAAGAATTCAAGTGCGTTGACGGTAGTAAAGTAACTGTAAATGCGCATGAATTGACGAAGCCAGGAGAGGCATTCATATTCAAAGGAAAAGGAATGCCGGATATAATGAGTGGCGGCAATGTTGTAGGTGACTATGCTGTTGTAATTAACTATGAATTGCCAAAGAAATTAACAAGAAAGCAAAAAGAAATTCTTGAAAATTTTTATAAATAATTTGGCACGATTTTTGATATAAAATATATTACTCTAAATCTAAAAAAACAACTTTTATAACTATTTATAATAAAAGTTGAAATATGAAAAAAACAGAACGAGAAAATAGAAATGAAAAAATACTTAAACTTTTAAAAACAAAATCGCAAAGTGATGTTGCTAAAATTTTTAATTTAAGTCAAGCTGCAATACAAAAAATTGCAAAAACAAATGGCGCATATTTTAAAAAATCAAGATTGAACATGTCAAGAATACCATTAAATATTAATTATTTTGAAGAAATTGATTCTCCAAAAAAAGCATATTGGCTTGGCTTTATATGTGCTGACGGGTATATAAATACATCTTATAATAAACTTGCTATATTGGTAAAAGATTTAGAAATTTTAGAAAAATTCAAAAGTGATATTGGCTCTGAGCATAAAATTACTAAAATTTTGCAACATGATAAAAGAACAAATAAATGCTACGAGGAATATTCTTTACAAATAACTAATGAATTGTTTGTAAACAACATAAAAAAACATGGTGTCTTTCATGAAAAATCAGATAAGTTGTTGTTTCCAAACACATTTAATGATGAATTATACACATATTTTATTGCTGGACTGTTTGATGGTGATGGCTCGGTTTCAAAATATAAGAATAAATTAAGATGTAATTTAATATCAACAAAAGAAGTCTTAACATTTATAAATAATTTTTTTGCTGAAAAATTTGGATGGAAACCATGTACTATTTCTAAAATAACAAAAAATAAAAAAAATGTGTATAAAACATTTTGGAATAAACATAGTATAGATTTTTTACGATACATTTATTGTGGAAAACAAGAAATATATTTGCAACGAAAATATAAAATATTTGAAAATTATGAAAAAAATGGAGGAAATAATTGAAGACAACCGTGAGAATAGCATAAAGGTTGTCTTCCTTTGACATTGACATAGATGGAGTTTTGAATTATACAAATTGGTATGTCTCCGATAGAAACCCAGGTAATCTTAATGGGAAAGAAGGAGACATTGACCCTTTGTGTGCTGAAAGAGTTAACCATATATGCAAAGAAACTGGAGCCAAGATTGTTATTTCAAGCGATTGGAGAATATCTTGGCCATACTGCATTGATAGAATTGAAAAAGGTGGTATCGAACATGGCCTTATAATTGATAAGACACCTGAACATATGTGGGTTGAGCATGCTTCAGAAGAATTCAAATCAAGAGGATGTGAAATTGACAATTGGCTTTCTCAGCATCCTGAATGTGAAAATTTTGTTATACTTGATGATAGAAAAGATTTCACCGAAGAACAGTGGCCACATTTTATCCATGTAAATTCAATGCGTGGAATTGATGATACTGATGTTGATTTTGCAATTCAAATTTTAAATAGATAAAATTATGACACAAGAAATAAAACAGTTTCAGCGTACAGAAGATGGACATTTGATTCTCATGTCCAATGAAGAACGAAATTTGCTTATAATAGATTTAACATCTAGAATAAATTATGGAGTTATCTGTTTAATAGAACGAGTTGATGACTTTGGCCCAATTCATAGGGATGAAAAACTAACAGGCTTTTGTTTTGATGATAGAGGCGGATTTTATTTTGAAGTTAGTGGAGGCCTTGGGATTGATTTTGCAGAAAAAATCATGCCTTATCTCCGTCCAATGTCAAGTATGACTAAGGAGGAGAAAGAAACTTACGAAATGTTCTTTAATGAGGATGGCCTACTCGACACATCTGTTGATACCTACGTAGATTGGCTTCTTGAAGGTCATTTTGATTGGAGAGGCTTGATTTCAAAGGGTCTTGCTCTTGAAGCACCTGAAGGGATGTATAATTAAATAATTAAAATATGAGACAATACAAGTTAATAAGAAGGTGGAACTTAAAGCCCAATACAGAACTTAGAGATTGTATTGATTTAATACGAAACAACTGTTCTTTTGAGGTGTTACCAAGGATAACATTTGTGTTTGAATTTGGATTTAGATATTTAGAAATTGCATGGCTGTTTTGGGAAATAAGTTATTTTCACGATAGAAGAAATATTGATAATAAAGATGAAGATAATACCTTTTAATTTAGAAATTGCAAAAAAGCTGAGATATCCCTCAAGGATTGAAACGCAATCTGGTTTAAGCATTAAAATCCTTACATTTGATAGTGGAGCCAAATATGAACCGATTGTTGCTGTTTCTAACAGAGAGTTTATCAGAACCTATTATGAGAATGGTGTTGATTGTTCGGGCAGCGGGGACAAACTGGTGATTATTTTAAAAGAAGAGGATGAAGCAATGTATAATAATTAAAATTATGACTATGACACAAGAAGAATTTTTAACATTACCATCATGCCTCAGGTATGAAAACTCAAACAAATGCGATAGAGGTGATGATTGGGGCTTTTCAGATTATGATGACCCATGTGAAGGTTGCAGCGCAAATCGTTGGAACTGCAAAGAAGAATATATGTCCATGACACTTGAAGAAGCATGGAAAGACATTAACGAATATAGAGAATACATAAAAAATCTTGAAAATGAAAAAAAACTATGAAAATCTTTATTTAAAGATTGTTAGACTTGATGGCGAAAAAATAGAAATAGATTCATGTGATGGCGTGTTTACTTCTTTTGGAACAATGCTGGCAGTAGACTATTTTGACTACTGTGATGAAAAAGCTGATGAATGGCGGAGTAGCAAACTTGGTAATTATGATGGATGGTCTAAAGAGGATAGAAAGGTCATAGCCAATAAATGGGTTAAAGCCAAAGAATTACCTGAAGGCATATATGACTATTATTTCAATTTGCAAGATACTACAGAAATATTTCGTGAAGCAGTGAAAAAATTAGCACAAAGCATGGGTATAAACTATACATTAACCATTAATCCTGATTACGATAAGATATCTATGTATGACTGTCATACATGTGCTAACTATCAAACAAAGTGTGACCCAGAAAATGGTAAATATGAATGCAAAAACCCTCCTTTTACATCAATGTACGATGATGAAAAATTACCATTTCCAAGGGTGAATGATTTTGAATACGGTGCAAGTTATAGACATTAAAATTAATATAATATGAAAGAAAAGGCTCCAAAATTTGAAATTATTATTGATGGCAAAGTCGTAAAAACCATTAAAGGATGGAAAAGACTTCAAACAGAGGAGGATAAGTTTGATGATAAAATGTACGATTTGCATTTTGAAAGAGAGCATTCTTCATCAAATGGCTCAAATGGATTTGTGCTTTATTTCAACGAAGAAATACTTCAATCAAGAGTTTGGGCGTTTAGGGAACTAACTGAATTTATTGACAAGAATGGCGAATCTATATATTATGGGGACTATATTTAAGAATGCGGAATTAAATACGCTTTAAATGAATACTCAGATTTTAATAGTAAAAAAGGATACTATATTCGTACAATATCAAAACCCGCATTTTCTGACAGGTATGACGATATACCAATTACTGCTGAAGAGATAAAAGAAAAATTTGTTGTAGTACACAATATATTTCCAACCATAAAAAATAATGAAAATCAGAAAATGCACAAAGATAAAGTACAAGGATAGACTCTCTGCAATGATTGCACTTGCAAGTTGTTTATCTGTATATAATAAGAAAAGAATGGAAACAAGGTATTATTGGTGCAAAGAATGCAATGCCTACCATTTGACAAAAAAGAATAAAATAAAAAAATAATATGGATAATAAAAAAGAAATTAAATTAGGATATGATGATGTTGCTATTGTTCCAGAAGTAGTGACTACGATTTCTTCACGTTCAGAATGTAATCCATATGATGAAGATGGCTTTTTGCCTATTTTTGCAAGCTGTATGAGTTCTGTTGTCTCAATTGAAAACACAAAAGATTTTAATAATGCAAAAATTAGAACAGTAATTCCGAGAGACATTTCTATAGATGAAAGATTAAATTATATGTTTTCTCAGGCAAATGGATGCGGCACAAATTGTAATTTTGTTTCTTTTTCTTTAAATGAAATTAAAGAATACTTTTTAGGAAAAAATTTTGTTACAAAAGGAAGAAGATTTTATAAATCATTTAATGTTTGTATTGATTTAGCAAACGGTCATATGCAGGAAGTTATTGAAACAGTAAAAATGCTAAAAGAACGATATGGTGGCGGAATTTGTATAATGACTGGAAATATTGCGAATCCTGAAACATATAAACTTTATGAGCAAGCAGGTCTTGATTATTTGAGGTGCCAAATAGGCTCCGGACAAGCATGTTTAACTTCAAGTAATGTGTCAATACATTTTCCGGTATTTTCTTTATTGTCAGAAATTTACGAGATTAAAAAACAAATTAATGGCAAATGTAAAATTATTGCTGATGGGGGTATTCATGGATATAGAGATATTCAAAAAGCATTGATTTACGCTGATTATGTGATGATTGGAAGTTTATTCAATAAAGCAATGGAAAGTAATGGGAAGACAACATATGGAACTTTTTATTGGAATATACGTGGGAAAAAAATTGTAAGGCCAATTAAAACATTATTATATTATGGCCGTAATATACCAAAATCAAAATATGAAAAATGTTATTCTATGTTAAAAAATGGAAAATTAACAATTTGGAAACAATTTTTTGGACAAAGTACTAAATTAGCACAATCATTAATAAATTCAGCAAATAAATTACAATCAAAATTAAAAACATCAGAAGGACTTATCAAATATCAAAAAGTTGAATATGATATTCATGGATGGGCTGAAAACGAAACTGATTATTTGAAATCTGCAATGAGTTATACAAACTCAAGAACACTAGATGAATATAAAGACTCTCAATGGATAAGAATTTCTAAAATTGACTATAATAAGTAAGTTTGAGTTTTTTTTGTTGTCGTGCTAAGTCTATTTTTAATAATATTACTATTTATTATAAAAGAATGTTATGATAAATGATGATTTTTGTTTAAAGTTATTTTTAACTGAAAATAATGAAATTTCGATGGTAAATAAAATTAATATTTTTAAAAAAAATCCTGAAGTAAGTAAATATCTTAAAAATAGATTTATAGATACTAATGATGAAACTGAAGCAATATATAGAATTGCATATTGTATAAAAGAAAATCCAAAATGCTATTGTGGAAATAAATTAAAGTTTAATAAAAAATTAAAAAAGTATAATACATACTGTTCATATAAATGCCAAAATTCTGACCCACAAAAAATAAAAAAAGATAAAGAGTCTAAAAAAGAAAGATATGGGTCTGAAAATTATAACAACATAGAAAAAATAAAAAAAACCAATAAAGAAAAATATGGTACAGAATGGGTAACTCAAACTAAAGAATATAAAGAAAAAACAAAAGAAACAAATAAAAATAAATATGGTGTTGAGTGGTGTTTACAATCTAAAAAAATTATAGAAAAGTCTAAAAAAACAAAAAAAGAAAAATATGGTTCTGAAACTTACAATAACAGAGATTTAGCTAAAAAAACTTGTTTAGAAAGATATGGCGTTGATAATGCCAAACAGAGTGAAATCGCAAAATTAAAAGAAAAAGAAACTTGTTTACAAAAATATGGGGTTACATCTTATAGCAAAACAGAAGAATCAAAAGAAAAGCATAGGGAAACTTTTTTAAAAAATTTTGGAACTACACACAACACAAAAAGTGAAGAATGGAAGAAAAAATGGTATGGGAATAAAGAGTGGTCAGCAAAAAGAAGCCAAAAAATTTATGAAACAATGAAAAAAAATGGCTCTTTTAAAGAATCTAAAACAGAAAAAATAATATTTGAATTTTTAAAAACTCTATATCCAGATACAATATATCAATATAAAGATGAAATTCGCTATCCATTTAAATGTGATTTTTATATACCATCTTTAGATGTTTTTATAGAATATAATGGATATTGGACACACGGAAAACATCCGTTTAATCCTGAATCAAAAGAAGACGTTTCAATTTTAAGTAAATGGAAAGACAAAAATACAAAGCATTATAAAATTGCAATACGTGTTTGGACCATAGATGACCCATTAAAAAGAAAATATGCAAAAAAATATAATTTAAAATATATTGAACTTAGTTTTAATGATTATAAAAACTTGGAAAAAATAAAAAATAAAATAAATGAATGCTTATATAGTTGAAGAAGTCGGATTTAAGATTATAACGGACGAAATTGACTTTGACAATCCCATAAAAACAGAAAATCAATGGTCAAATAAATTTTCTGAGAGGTATTGCTATTGCTTTAGGGGTAAAAAAAACAATATTTGGCCAGAGGAAAGATTATATCTTGCAGAAAATTGCTTCAAAAAAGAAAAAGAAGCAAAAGAAAAACTCAAAACTATTATCAAATATACAATTGAGGAAAATTTAATTTTAATTGAAAATCTAAATGGAGAAAACGAAAGATTAAATAAAAAACTTAATGATATTGAAAATGGGCAAATTAATGGAAAAGCCAGAAGAAAAATGGCTTAAAGGAAAAAATAAGAAGTTGTTTTATGGAAGAGACCTTGAGGACTATGTTACAAATACAATTTATAATGATTGGTGTAGATTCAATTTTGTAAAAAGAGGTGTAAAAGAAAAAATAGAGAAGAACAAACTATATAAAGTATGGTTTGAATATTATGATGCTTCAGACCCAATGGACAATTCTTGTAAATATGTGATTCATTATATTGAAGAAGTCCCTGAAGACATTGAAGATGCCTATAACGCTTGGAAAATAAGTGAAGAAAAAGTAAAAAAATATTTGTTTGAAAAATAAATTTTTGTATAATAATTAAAATTTACTAATTATGGCTTTTGTAAAGATTAAATTAAATGAAGAGCGTTTGAAGCTTATCGAAAACATTAAATTTGAAAAGTTTGTGTTCGATATGGACACAAGAAACGGACGTTATGGATGGGGTATTGACCAATATAGTTTGTTTGGCGGTAGTTATGCATTGGAAGACATTGCTTTGATACTTGGGCATTGGGATGAATACATCCGTGGAACTGAAAATGACCCTATGGGTAGACATTATCCTGAAGAGCTTGAAAATCACATGTGGGAACTTTACCATTACATTTGGGACAATATGGAACATATTATCAGACTGGTGTTATATTTCAATGATAAAGGTGGATTGACCCCTGGCGAATATAAATTTGACACTAATAACGAAACTTGGGAAAAAATTGATTAATGATGAATAAATATTGTATTTTAACTGGACAAGAGATTACCGATAAAGGTATTGAGCCTATTTTTAAGAAGATGTGCTTGAATTGTACTACTTGCGTTATCAATGACGAAAAGTACAGATGCACCAATGAAAAAGTAATGGAAGTTGGTAAAAAGAAAATCTTGGAAAATCTTCCTGAAGGATATGAAATTGAAAATCTTACATTGAAGCCAATGGAACTTAAAGACCCAACTAAAAAATGTAGGAACTATAATCCAGATATGGAATTGATTGACTCTAATGTCAATGAATTTTTCCTTTCTGAAGAAATGGGTAAAAACATCTAACCAATGCAAACAATTGAAAAAGTTGATGGACTATTGCAATATGTAATTCCACTTGAAGAAGAATTAACAAAGCATGATGAAAAATCAAAACAATTAATAACAACAAAGGGTAACGATTAATCGCTACCCTTTTTTATTTATTTTATTCCTAACATTGTCTTCATGTATTTGTTTTCATCACTTGGCTTTTTCGGCTTTTTATCTTTTGATTTTACGCCTAACATGGTTTTCATATAGTCATTTTCATTTTTAGCCTTTTCTTCTTTTTTATTCCAATATTTTCGCCCATTTCTAACTGATAAAGCTTCATCAACGTCTTGGCTTGTATGGCCTTTTCTTGTTCCAGCATTAAAAAGTCCAGTAGAAGGATAAAATTCATGTTCATCATCAAATTCATCCCAAGATTCTTTTGTTTCTATGTTTTTTGCCATGTCAGAATCATATTGCGCTATTGCATCTTCTATAGCATCTTTCATAAGTTCCATATCATCATCATTTAATGTTTCAAGCCTAAATCCCATTTCTTTAGCTATGTTTCTCCACTTTAATAGTACACCTTTTTGTTCTATTTTAGGTATTATGTGCTCTGCCTGTGAAAAAATTGAATCATAACTTAAATCGTTTCCTTGATAATCAATACTTTCTTTTAAAATTCTTTTTACAGATTCATTAACCATATACATTATATCTGATTCAGATAAACTAATTTTGTTTTCTTTCAATTCGTTACCTGAAATCATAGAGAAAAGTGTATTAACTTCAGAAGAGTCAAAAGCATATTCATATCCGTCTTCATTTTTTTCGTGGTTAAGACATTTCATAAACTTGCTTCTTGCATTTTTCATATCGTTAGTATCATCACCTTCTACCGGTTTAACTCTATATAATCTATAAGCATAAGCAGCAGGATTAACGCCGGGTTGTTTGAAGAATGCTTCTATTTGTTGCCTTCTTCTGTTATTTCTTTTTTTTGAATCATCATTTTGCGCATTATCATCATTTGCATTGTCATTGGCCTCAAAGTTATATCCAGATAAAGCATCAAGACTTTCATTTACCATTCTATATATAAGGCCACTAAATTGACTTTCATTCATTATTTTTTTAGACATAAAATACGTATTTTTCATATAAATAGTATTTTGTTTTCATTTGTTTTTAGTTTGGCATGGTTTTTGATAGGTGATATGGCACAATTAAAAAAAATAAAAAAAATTGAAAAAAAAATTGGTTTTTTGAAAATTGGTTTGTATATTAGTAGCATATAAAGTTTAATTTAAAATTTGATAAGTATGACAAACATGAGTAACGGTTTCATTAAGGCCAACACGATTGGCGCAGGTGCAAATGGCGCACGTACCGAGAACGGTGCAATTTCTTATTCTACTATTGGTAGCGCATTACTTGACCAATTTGGCAAGGCAGGTTCTTTCCGTGGGAGAGACATTATGGATGTATGGGCTGACCAGGCTAAGCTTTGGTCAGAGGGCCCTGAGAACGCTTTGAAGTTCCCATTCTACCTTAGAATGATTACCCGTCAATCAAATATTTTGAATGGCGGTAAGACAGAGAAGGTTCAGAAGGGACAAGGCAACCGTGACGAAGCCTTCAAGAGACTTCTTTGGATTGCTAAGTATCATCCTGACGAGTTTTATCTTAACCTTTGGTTACTCCCTATCGTTGGTTCTTGGAAGGACTTGTGGGCACTTTTGTCATTCGATGGTGCTGATGAGTACTTGAAGGTTGAGAAGTTCTTCGAGGTTATGGCTGAGGGTATTGGTGACCCCAACCACAAGGACCTTGTTAAGAAGTACATGCCACGTATTCGTTCTGACAAGAAGTGTACAACCCCTTGGGCTAAGTCCACTAACTTGATGGCAAAGATGTTCGCAAAGACTGCTGGTTGGTCTTATAAGGAATATCGTGAATTCAAGGCAACAGGCGTTGCTCATAAGTTCCAAACTTATATTTGTAAGGGCCTTTACAGCAACATTGATTGGAAGACAATTCCTGGCAAGGCATTGCTTAACTTGGTGAGTGGTAAGTTCTTGAAGGCTCACAACCTTGAGAACAACTACATTGAGTGGCTGAAGACTCAACCTGTAGCTAAGTTCAATGGTTATGCTTATGAACTTGGCCGTAAGCTCAAGGAGTGCAATTTCAACCCTGCCTTGGCAACCAAGATTACCATTGACAAGCAGTTCGATGGCTTGATTCAAACTGCATCAAAGAACGATGGCGCTATCAAGGGTAACGTTCTTTGTGCTCTTGACACCTCTGGTTCTATGACTTCATTGATTGATGTCAAGAATAACATTTCAGCATACGATGTGTGCGTTTCACTTGGTGTCTACTTCTCAGAGTTGAACCAAGGTGCATTCCACAATGTTGTTGCTATGTTCGATGACACGTCAAGATTGAAGACCCTTTCGGGCACATTCACTGACAAGTACACTCAGATTGTTAGAAATACCACTGCTTGGGGTAGTACTAACTTCCAAAGCCTTATTGACTTGATTGTCAATACAAGGAAGCAGTCTCCTAACATTCCTCTTGAGGACTTCCCAAAGACGTTGCTTGTCGTTAGCGATATGCAATTCAATCCAAGCAATAGTTGGAGACATGGATACAACTTTTCAGAAGCCGAAAGGACCAACTACGAGGCAGCAATGCAAAAGCTTCGCACTGTGTTCCCAGAGGAGTTCGTTAAGGACTTCAAGATTATCTGGTGGTTCTGCTCTAACGCAAGAACTACGGATTTCCCATCAACAATGGAAGACGGTGGCACTTATATGCTTTCGGGCTTCGATGGCGCAGTTGTCAGCTTCATTCTTGGTGGCGATATGCCTGTCAAGGTTGATGAGAAGGGTAACACAGTTCAGCCTTCAATGGAGGACATTGTGAATGCAGCCCTTAACCAAGAGGTTCTTGCTCTGGTTAAAAGATAAAAAAGTAACACTTGTTACTGTTTTTTGAGAGGGAAATTTGTTTTTCCCTCTTTTTTTTTGTATATTAATAAAAAATTTAATATGAGTACTAAAATAAAAACTTGGTTTATATCTGATTTACATTTTAGTCATGTATCAATATTATATTTCAATCCTGAAAGGCGTGATGCTTGTGGGGTAACATTGGAAGAATTACAGGAAGATAAGAAATCTGCTATTGAAAAGCATGACGAATGGCTTATTAATATATGGAATAATACAGTTGCAAAATGTGACAATGTTTACATTCTTGGTGATTTTTGTCTTGGAAATAAATCAAGGACTGAAGAAATATTGAAAAGATTAAAAGGTAGGAAATATCTTGTTATAGGAAACCATGACAAAAGTTGTAATGGACTTGAAAGATATTTTGAATGGGTTGGCGATATAAAAGAAGTGAAATTTACGAATAGCCAATACGATTTCATAGACCCTGATGAAACTTTTTGTGTTGAATGCTGTCATTTTCCAATGTTAACTTGGAATAGAAGGCCTCATGGAACTGTTCATCTTCACGGGCACTGCCATGGAAGTATTGATGATTTCAATACAAATTCAAAAGAATTAAGGGTGGACGTTGGGTTTGATGGTAAGTTTGCAAATATGCAATTTATTGATATTGAAAAAATTTATAAATATTTTATTGAGATTCGTACAAGAGCAGGTATTGATAAATTTGCAGATTATCAAGAATGGTTAATGAAAGAACAAGGATTTAGAATGTAAATTATGAAAGAAAATGATTTAATAAAAAAAAAGAAAAATGTTTGTAATTTAATATGGATACAGTAAAGGTTTATATTCAGCATTACCAATGTGGTCTTAGCGGCGAACTTATAGATTGCAGACATTATAAAGGAGAATGCAGGGAATGTTCAAACCATCATAAGAGTTTTGTCGAAGAAAAAAATGTGACAAAAGATGAACTTTTAGAATTAATAAATAACGCATCAGATTGGTATGATGTTTTAGAAAAATATGAAAAATAAAAAGGTATTATTATAAATTAATGAATGTTTATTATTTAGCGTTTAGATATGAAAAAGACGTGAATGTTGTAAAAGTTACCGCAAATCAATTAAGTAATGAATTATTGGGGAATACTGACGATATTTTTGATTTAAAATGGGGTAAAGAACGTGAAGAAGATGAATTTGGTATTAGTGACCAAGGATTTACAAAGCACTTATGGTTTGATGGTGAAGATTATGTAATAGAGTTTGCTGATGACCCTCATTTCTTCAACATTTATAAATACGTTGAAGACGAAGAAGAACTAAATAAATGGTATGGCGAACATATAGTAGCAAGAAACATTCCTTGGGTCTGTATTAAAATTGAAGATGAGAACGGAAATGAAATTTATAATTTGAATAAAGAAATCTAAAATGGAAAAAAACATAAAAGTATTAATCATTCCTGATGTTCACGGAAGGGAATTTTGGCGTGAACCAGTAAAAGAAGTTTTAGAAAATACAGATGCAAGAATTGTTTTTTTAGGTGATTATCTGGATTGTTATCCAAATGAATTTAAATATGGTTTTGATTTTAAAGAGCATTCCATTAATAACTTTATTGAAATAATCAACTTGAAAAAAGAAAACAAAGACAGGGTTAATTTATTATTAGGAAACCATAAAGAAAATTTGTGCTCTTAGTGAGAAATCATTAAGCGAAATGGGGTTAATTGCTGGAAAACCTGAGAAGGCAATCAGCAGCCAAGCCGATAAAACGGAAGGTTCATCGACTATTCCTGAAATGGAAGTAGAATCAAGCGATTCGAAATGCCCCACCCTCAGCGAGTAATGTCGGAGGTGAAGATATAGTCAATTCTCATGTTAAATGAAGCATGAGCAGCATAATGCGGGAACAAAATAGCGAATTGTTCTGAATATAAAGGATTGCGGATATAGATTTGACCTTGATATATGTGATTGCCGTACTGACTATTATAATTTTGAAAAGATTAGGAATACATTTATTGAGAATAAGGATTTGTTCCAACTTGCAGATGAAGAATACATTGAAGATAAACACTATATTTTTAGTCATGCAGGAATACACAAAGGATATGTGAAATATGCATTTCCTGATGAGTTTGATTCAATAACAGAAAAAAATGTTGTTGATTATTTTAATAATGCATATTTTACTGAAGACCCTAAAGTCATTAATTCTCTTGGAATGTATGATGCTTATAGAGGATATGGAGCATATGATTATGGCTCAATTGTGTGGGCTGACATACATAGTTGGATGAAAGATGATTATGACGGATATGCCTATAATATTGTTGGGCATACGCAATTAGAACACGGATGTGGAGGAATAATTACAGATAAAGTTGCTGATTTGGATAGTGCTGAAGCATTTATTATCAATGACTTAGGAGAAATAAAAAAATATTCTTGAATTTTTTTGAAAAAATATTTTGGAAATTTGTAAATGGTTTGTATATTAGATGATGTAAAACTTAAAAATTAAAATTATGATTTGGATTAGAATTTTTATCACAGTAATCTTGCTCTTGATGGCTATCTATTATGCAATGCTGATTCTTCAATGCCTTACGTCATGGTTTAGGATGACAAACAGAGATATTACGTTTGTGAGATGCATTATTCCTTTTTATTATTGGATTGCCCCTGTAGAGGAACGTAAAAGAAAGCGCACATCTGATTATGCAGATGAAGAAGATGAAGAAATCGAAGCAAGAGAAAAAGAGATTAATGACAACCTCAATAAAGAAGATAGAAAAGAAAATAAATTTTAAAAAATCAAATAAACTTAATATTAACTTAAACTTAAAAAATTATGAGTAAAAATTCAGAAAAGGCTCCTATGAGCATCACGAAGAAGACCATTATTGGTATTGTAACTGTCGGTATCGCAATTTTACTGGTACTTATTTGCCGTTCAATGTTTGAAGATGCCGATAAATCTAAAAACTATGTTTGCCAAATGCCCATTACCGGCGAATACCGTGTGTGGACAGAAGGTGGTTTGCAAATGCAGATGTTCGGTAACGTTCAGTCTTATAACAAGACTTCGCAAGTTGAGTTTAGTGGACTCGAAAAAAATGAAAATGGGTATATTGCAAATGGAAAAAATCCTGCTGCTGCTTTGACTTTCACAGATAATGGAAGGGGTATGATTGTTGGTTCTTTCCGTGTGGTATTGCCTACCGACCATCAGAATATGGAAAAAATTCAACGTGATTTCGGCTCAGAGGAAGCTTTGATTAATAACTTAGTGCGTCCTACTTTGTATAAAGTTGTAACTGCTTGCGGCCCTTTGATGTCATCACTTCAATCAGTTTCAGAAACTCGTACAGACCTTATTGATTATATCACTGACCAATTGAATAATGGTGTATATAAGACTAAAGCCATTAAGACTGAGGTTGTTAATGAAATTACAGGCGAGCCTGAAACACGTACTACTGCTCAGATTATCGAAGATGTTAATGCTCCAAGAGGTTACAAGCGTCAAGAGGTTTCACCGTTTAGCCAATATGGTATCAGTTGTGGTTTGGTGTCAATCACTGATATTAAGTATGATGCCGCTACCCAAGACCAAATTGATGCACAGAAGGCCGCTAACTTAGCTGTGATTACATCAAAGACCAAATCAATTGAGGCTATGCAGAAGACCATCCAGATTGCTGAGGAAGGTAAGGCTGCTACTGAAAAAGCCAAGTGGGAGCAAGAACGTATTAAAATTGTTGAAGTGACCAAGGCTGAACAAGAGCGTGAAGTTGCACGTCTTGCTGCTGAAAAAGCTGAGTTCGATAAGAAAAAGGTTGTTGCCGAAGGTGAGGCTAAAGCCGCTGCAAACCGTGCATTGGTTGCCGCAGGTCTTACACCTCTTGAAAGAGCAACTATCGAAAAAGAGACTAAAATTGGTGTTGCAAATGCCCTTAAAGATATTAAACTTCCAAAAATTGTTATGACAGGCGGAAGTGGTTCAGGCGGAGCTGGCGCTGCTTTTGATGCAATGGGCCTAAAGGCAATGACAGAACTTGTTGACAAAATGTCAGAATAATTACAAAAATAAAAATAAGGGTCTTTTAAAGGCCCTTATTTTTGTTTTATTAATATAAAATTTGTATATTAGTGATATAACATTTTTATTATGGAAAAAAGGATTTATTCTAATGGCAATTTTGTTGGGGCCCAATGTTCGGAACTGACAGAAGAGGAAAAGATAGGCAAAAGAATCTCTGAGATTGTTTTTGAACTGAAACACATAAATAACATATATGACAAATTCAGAGAAGAACAAGTAGAATTAAGACGTATTCTTAAATCTGAAAAACTTGGATATTTCAAAGCCAAAAAGGTAAAAAAAGAAATTATGCAACATCGCTATATTCTTAATGGTATTCAGACTTATGTTAAGCTACTTAATGGAGAAAGAGAAAAATTAGAAAGGTTGCATCCTAATAGAATGAAACCAACAAGGACTAAGAAAGAAAAATTACTGTATAAGCAAAATAGGATAATTGAACGCTGTAATAAATGTTCAGTTCCTAATTGTTGCAAAGAATGTTATGTTCTTGGAGAAAAAAAAGAAGTTGAAGAAAAATTAAAAAATTAAGCTAATTTAAAATTTGGCACGGTTTTTGATTATAATTAAATGGTTTTAAAATTTAATAAAATGAAAACTCAAACTTACACAAAAATCAACACATTGTATAAAAGATACAAGAATTTGAAAAAGGTTAATCTTCCTAATCCTGAATGGAAAATTTTTGAAAACAAAATTATCATCGGAAATTATTCCGATGATTATATGGAATATATAAAGGATTTAAAATTTGATTGCTTTTCAAAGATTGATGGAACAAATTCAAAGATTGTCTATTTCCCTTCTACAGGAGAATGTTTCTGTGGTGGAAAAACAGATAAAGCCGACATTATTGGGACTGGACAGAAGGAATATCTTGATGAAATTATTGCAAGAATCAAGCCGATTCTTGAAAAGATGTTCCCAAAGGAAATGGCAAAATTTGTTCCTGTTATGAATGAAAGTAACCAGCCAATTTATATGAACGCTACAAATGGTGATATTGTTAACCCTGAAAGGCCTTGTTCTTGCCTCGTTATGCTTGAAGAATCGCCAATTTATATTTATGGTGAATTCTTCGGTAAGAAGATTCAGGCCGGCGGGAATTATGACAAGAACAAGAATCGTTTCTCTATTTTTGACATTTGTCAGCAAGGGTGGTATGTTCCTATTGATATGTTAAATGATTATGCTTCAAAACTTGGTATTGATGTTGCGCCTTATATTGGTCAGATGACTATTGCAGAGGCAGAGGAAATGGTTTCTAAAGGATTTAAGACACATGTACCAAATGTATCAAATCCCGAATATCTTGAAGAAGGTATTGTTGCAAGACCTGTAATTCCTATTAGAGATACAAGGGGAAAAAGAATTATTGTTAAAATCAAGACATGTGATTACAATGACCTAAAACTTGCCATAAATAAAGTTGGAACAGAAGAATATGAAAAATTCAACAAATGGTATGTTGAAAATAAAATTGATGAACTTTAATAATTAAAATGGATAAAAGATTTGTATTGACAAAGGATGCCAATCCTAATTATTTGGCTAGTATTTGTAGAATTGGTGAGACATTCCCAATTGAAGGTGCTGATAAGCTTGTCAAGACCGTTGTAAATGGTTATGACATTGTTATTGGAAAGGATTACAAGAAAGGTGATATTGTTGTCTACTTCCCTGTCGAAACAGCCATTAACGAAATGTATTTGTCAGCAAACAATTTATTTGAACGCTCAGAATTTGAACGTAATGCCAACGCTGATTCGGTAAAAGAGTACCTTGTTGAACTTGAAAAGGCTGATGAGGAAAACGACAGTGAAAAGGCTGAGGAAATTTCCGCTAAGATTAAGTCAATGTGCGGCTTCTTTAACAAGAACGGACGTGTACGTATATTGAAACTTCGTGGGCAATATTCTCAGGGATTCATTGCTGGCGTTGATTCACTTGTTAAATACGATGCCACTTTGAAAGATACTGATTGGGAATCTCTTGTCGGTACTCAATTCAACTATATTGACGATAAGGAGTTTTGCCATAAGTACATTCCTCCAATTAGTGGTCATCGTAGTAATAACAATGTTCCACAAGGCCAGTCTATTTGGAAAAAAAGAATGAAGCGCCTAAAGAAGTTTGATAAACTAATTGACGGGCAGTTTGAGTTTCATTATGACACCCGTATGCTTAATGAACATATGCACATATTTACTCCAGATGATAATGTTGTAATTTCTTCAAAACGACACGGAACTTCAGTTATTATTTCCAATATCCTTTGTCACAGAAAACTAAGTAATTGGGAAAAGATTAAGAAATTTTTCCATATTAATGTACAAGAGAAAGAATATAGCCTTATTTATTCTTCAAGGTCTGTTATAAAGAATAGGTATATCAACCCAGATAAGCATGACTTCTATGATGGAGACCCTTGGGGTTGTGTCGCAAGAGATTTTGGACCATATCTTGATAAAGGAATGAGTGTTTATGGCGAAATTGTTGGTTATGTTGAGGGGTCTACTTCTATGATTCAAAAAGGATATGACTATGGATGTAAACTTGGACAGTGGAAATTCATGCCATACAGAATAACAATGACGGATGAACTTGGCAATAAGACCGAATATGACGTTTCTGATGTTGATAAATGGACCAGAAACCTTGTTTCAGCACATCCAGAACTTAAAGAAAAAACTCTTTTCATGGACATTAGATACCATGGTACTTTCAAAGATTTGTATCCTGATATTAGCACTGAAAATCATTGGCATGAAAATGTTCTTGCTGCAATGAAGTCTGATACTACCAATTTTTGTATGGAGCAAAATGACCCTATTTGTAGGAATAAAGTTCCTTATGAGGGTGTTGTTATAAGGATTGATGGTGATAAAATAAGTAGGGCATTTAAATTAAAATGTCAGGCGTTTTATAATAAAGAAGCCAAACAACATGATGAAGGAACTTCTGACATTGAAGAAAATTCTTAAAAATTATTGCTTTTAAATTAAAGTCTCTTTATATTTATAATAAAGAAATATAAGGAGGCTTTATTTATGTATAAACAAGGATTAAATCCAAATTCCCACAAAAACAAAAAAAGATATAACGTTGATGATAATTTTTTTGAAACGCCAAATGAAATAAATTGTTATTATGCTGGCTTTATTGCGGCTGATGGGTGTATAAGAAAATATTGTGGAAAATTTGTAGAAAGTTATAGCTTACTAATTGCAATTTCAATTAAAGATAAAGATTTTTTAGAAAAATTTAAACAAGCAATATCATACGAAGGAAATGTAAAAGAGTATGAAAATAATGGAAGACGGTATGTTAGACTTGGAATAAAATCTAACAAAATATGCGAAGATTTG